CCATTAATGAATTATCTGAATATTCTTGTAACTTTTTAATAACTTCTTCATAAGTAAAACTACGGTTAATCGCATCATCTCCGAATGCAATCTCAAAAACTTTTTCAATAAATTGATAACATTGACTTTTACTCATCTGTTTATCTCCTTAATGTAGTTTGTAAATGGTATGTTCGTTACCTGTATCCCAGCATTTCCTACATGGGCCACATGTATTGTCGTACTGATCAGAGGGACAATTATGCTTATTCTCAGTAGAAATTGAGGAAGAAGTGATAACATTTTTGGCAAAAAATTTAAATGTTGTTGTCGATTCCGGTGCATGGGAATCTTTCCGAACATTGCTGATTCTGATACAAAGATTGTCTGGTTTCTTGTTATATCTGAGAAACTTACTGACTAGTCTTCGTTCTTGAGTAGGTAACCAAAACTTAACATGTGGTAGTGCATTAGCTATCTCAACAATGTCATGTAACATCTTTTTATGTGGTAAATCACCGCTATCTAACCATCTAAAATACGGCTCAGATGGGTCAATATAACGATCAATTAGCATGATCATTGCGTCTTTCCACAGTGAATGATACGTACCAAGTAAACGTAATAACTGACCATGTTTGAGGCTCTCATAGGTATAATTACCCCTATTGTCAGCATAACAATTATGACAGGGACTGTCTGGATTCTTGGCTAGCAACGATCCGAAATCACAGCCGTAATGAGGTGGTATTGGCAGGTTCAGGTTTTTACAAAACTCTGGAACCCATTTAGCTTCACAAGCTGGCAGTCCATAAGATAAACAAGGCATTTTGCTTGGATAACCTAAAGATCCAATAATCGCTTTTGCTTCTTTAACTAACATCAAGTAATCTCCTATACTTTGCGTTATTTTTGATTAGTATTTGATCAGACTGAGGACACGTTGCCATGCTATGCTACCTCCGAGATCAAGCCGTCTTTCATGGTTATCGCAGCATCCCAATAGTGACCAGATCCAGTTATCTCTGGGCGATTGGCAACATATATAACACCATTCTGTTTGTACTCTGGGCCAAACATTGATGTCTCAGTGTAGCGTAATCGTCTGCCGATATTGGCTCTGCATTCTTTTTTTGTTGGGTAATTAGCTATCATTGTCATGTTAAACTCTCCAGTTTTTGTTGTTGTCGATGGCAGGCATTGTAGCAAAACGAACAAACCCGTCAAGCGGAACAAACAGCGAACACGAAAAATAAATTCAAAGTGTTGCAGATTTGTCACAGCTCCTTGATATAGCTGGGTAATCTATGAGTTGAACGACAGACTCTTATGGGGATTTGACAGGGATTAGACTGGTTTTGTGTGGGATATTCCCCAGAATACCCTCTTGATTCTCTGGAAACAGAATTTTACATAACTGAACCTAAACTGGTTCTAGTTTGACAAGACAACCAGACTCAGACGGGATCTGTTCAGACACAGACACGGAAACTGTTGCGTAAATGTCACTGTCAAGCACTTTCTGTATCACATGGGGGTTAGGGTGGGGTGGGTATCGTGGAGCGTGTCGGCTCAGATAGCTAAGATAAGACTGCTGTTACCGACAAGTCGGTCTCTCATGCGAGTACGTGATCATATATAAAAGGACAAAGTAAAAAATATGTAGACAATGTGCTTAAATTATAGTATTCTAAACTTGCCACTAACGGCACAAAAAACAAAAGGAGAATATGACATGTTAAAAGATATCAAAGTAACAAAAGAAGGCGATTTGGTAATCACAATGGCAACCAACGGCAACGATCCAAAAACATTGCCACTGTCCAAATCTGGCAAGACTAAGGTGGTCGCTTCCACTGGTGGTTTTACCAGTATCACTACAAAAGAATTTGGCATTGTTAAATTAAATCTAAATGCCTGTATTAATTCATAACCTCCCAAACTTGCCCTCACCGGAAACGGTGGGGGTTTTTTTTATGTCGGAAATTTCTTTCAGAATGCAGACCTCACTGCGTTCGGACTCAATTCTTTCGCCTGTCGGCTCTAGAAAGTTTAAAGATAAAACGGTTTACAGAAACAAGTGGACATATATACTGTAATGTTTTATTATAAGAGTGTGGATTGTCCACATAACAAAAAACAAATGGAGAGTTAAAATGAGTGATTTAATAAAAATAGATACAGACACTTTAGAAGAGCGTTTAAATTGTATGGATGCTGAGAAAGATGCTCTAGAAGATAGAGTAAAGGAGTTAGAAGCTGTTGTAGAAACTCTTCAGAATGAGGTTGAGATTCAGCGAGAAGAAGCACAGCTACCTACAGAAGCTTCTGACATGTTAGATAAGTTTATGACACAAGATGAAATCATCGAGTTAGTAAACGATACACTTCGAGAAGCTACAATTTCAATAGACGTTTAACGGGAAGGGGGCGCAAGCCCCCAACCTCCAACAAGGAGAGACAACATGACAAGAAGATTTAGAAACTTTCTTATAATACTTGGAGAAATACTCAGCCTCGTATTCATATTCGCAACCGCTTACTTTTGCTTTTTAGCATTCGCATAAAGGAGATGATGATGTTTGAAATATTTGTATTCACGTTTGGTTTTTTAATGGTGTTTATTCTGGGCTTTATTTCTGGGGTAGTGTTCCACGATAGAGTGCTCGTAATCCCGCCCAAGCACCCAACGCCAGTTGATAAGGTGGTGGGAAAGCTAGACACCATCGCATAATTTTTTAACCTCCCAACTTGGCTCCCAGTTTTTCTGGGGGCCTTTTTTGGGGACGGGGGGGAAGAAAACAGGACGCGCGTCTTATATAGATAATAGGAGGTGAAAATAATTTCAAAAATTACAGAATTTTACATAAGTAACTTAATATCATTATTCATCATATCTTCTATGAGATTACTAAAAGAATACTTCCGTTCCCATTTGAGAACAGTCTCTGCCTTTGTCGGGTCACCAAGTAATAGTTCCACTTCAGCTGGGCGATAGAAGTCAGGATTAATTGCAACCACACACTGACCCTTACTGGTATAGCCTTTCTCGTTGAGTCCACTACCACCCCAGATAATATCTTCACCAACGTGACTAAATGCGAGTTCAACAAACTCACGAATAGAATGTGTCTCACCTGTAGCCAGTATGTAGTCATCGGGTTTGTCTTGCTGCATCATCTGCCACATACCACGAACATAGTCTCTGGCATGACCCCAATCTCTTTTGGCATCTAAGTTTCCAAGTTGCAGCGGATCATGTCTGATATGTTTATGTGTGTGTCTATTGGCTACATATTTAGTTATTTTACGTGTTACAAAGTTCTCGCCACGTAACGGAGACTCATGGTTAAACAGAATCCCATTACACCCAAAGAAATCAGGATAGGCTTCACGATAGTTCTTAACGGCCCAGTATGCATACAGCTTTGCAACTCCATAGGGACTACGGGGGTAGAAAGGTGTTGTTTCTTTTTGGGGTGTTTCTTGTACCTTACCAAATAACTCACTGGTACTTGCTTGGTAGAATTTACAGTTCTTGACATCTAATGACTGTAGGGCTTCAAGTATCCGCATGACCCCTAATGCATTAATATCACCTGTTGACACAGGAGTATCAAAGGATATACGTACATCTGACTGTGCTCCTAGATTATAGATCTCATCAGGTTGCGTATCAGATATAACTGATATGATACTGTTGATATCTGTTAAGTCACCGTAGAACGGTATGAAATTAGGATGATCAATAAATTTATTAATGTTTTGTTTATTCGGAGTACTGCTACGTCTAACAAGACCGTAGACTTTATACTGTGTCTTTAGAAGTAGATCAGTAAGGTAAGACCCGTCTTGACCTGTTACTCCTGTTACCAATGCTTTCTTTTGTTTCATTCTAAATATATAAATAAAAAAAACTTGAGTGTCAACACTTGACATTATTTATATTATACTGCTATACTATAGATCTCTCCTTTGCTTTTACAGGAGCAGTGAATTTTAGCTGCTCCTGTTTTTTTTCGGCTAGGCGTTACAAGGGGGTTGACAAACAGAATCTATCTGATACAATTAGAACCAAGAGAGAGAACAACAAGTATGTTTGTTTTATTTATTTTTAGATTAGTTTCTAACTGATACTATAGTTACAGTATGAAACAGATTGATCCAAAGCCCCATATACTTTACGGAAAATTAACAAATGATGAACTACGTTCCCTCATTCGTGTTACGGCACAGGGGCGTAAGAAGAGTAATGCAGGTAAAGACCTGATTGAAATGCGTAAGGAATGGTCTAGACGAAAAGAAGTTAGACTTGCACGAATAAATAAAAAGAACTATACTAAAGAAAATAAACATGAAAAGGATACTTCTGTGTTAGAACGTGCAGAAAAAGGTGAACCCTTTAAAGCTGGTAACTTTATAGCAGGTATGTCTCCGAAGCAGGAGAAGTTCTGTATGGAGTTCATAGCTACAGGTGACAGCCTGATAGCATATAAGGCAGCAGGATATGCGCCCGGAAAGAACCACTCTGATACCCGTAGACGGGCATCCACACTCCTAAAGAAACCAAAGATAGAACAACGCATCAATGATCTACGTGAAGTCGCTATAGACCGTATGGCGTGGAGTGCTGACCATGTGCTGCAAAGATTAGATGAAGTGTATCAACATGCGGTTCAGAATGGTGACTACACAAATGCAAATAGATCTATTGAGAACGTAGCAAAGCATCTAGGTATGTTTGTTGATAGAACAGAACAGAAGATAAAGATGACAACACTTAGTGATACAGACTCAAGTGAGGATGTAAAGAAAGATATAGATCGTCTCGCTGGTATTGCTGGTTTTAAAGTTATTGAAGGCGGTAAAGGTGAATAATAAAGATTTCTTTGATTTTATAGATACATCTGAAGAAGACAGCGGAGTTTCTAAACGTTTGTCATTCGCTGGAATAATACCTTATAATGAATTAAACTATGCTCCTAATACACTTGGTTATCATCAGGCAATGGACAGAGTAGAGTTTACTATTGAGAACTGGCATAGTTATATATGTTCTCATCCTTCCTTTAAGAATCCAAGTCCAGAGATGGATAAGGTAAGGGAACTACTTGTTGAAGCTGCTGACTCTATCTTTCAAGTTTATAATGAGTTAGGAAATATACAATTTAAACGAAGCATAGAAGAAGATACACCAAACAAAGAATCTTCTTCGTATACAAAATTAGGAGTACATTGAGTTATGGATAATTATGCAGATAAAGTTGTAAATGAAGCAATTAAAAAGAGAAACGCTTCTCAAAAAAAAGTCCGAAAAAAATTAGGAGTTAAAAATCTAAATAAGTTTGTCAATGATATAATGCCTTCTGAACAGATGCAGAAAAATAATCCTAAAGGGGCTGAAAAGACTGTTAAAGAAAAACTAAAAAAGAAAGTAGGTCCAAAACTTCTTAAAGAAGTACAGGATAATTCAGCTAAAGCAAACAGAGATGCTCGTATTGCATATGAATACACAGACCCTGACGTGTTTGGAGATAAAGATCCTAGAATGGAAGCAGGTAAGTTCAGACAATTTGGATCTTCTCGTGTACCAAAGAAAGGACCGTTTGAGATTAAGAAAGCTAAAGGTGGTACAGTTCGTTTAGCTTCAGGTGGTCCTGTTGTAGATAGTTACGATTATGATTAACGGAGTACATTAATATGGCGGATCTTGGTTATAAACTTAGTACAACTGCGAATAATGTGTATCAACTTGCTCGTCAAAAGATGTCAAGGAAAGATAAAAAGAATAGAGGAACAAGACTTAACACAAGCAGAGAACCTAGTCTTGGAAAAGCATCTGGTGGTACAGTTCGTTTAGCATCAGGTGGTCCTGTTGTAGATAGTTACGATTACGATTAAATAGGGAAAAGAAAATGATGGAAAAGCAAACTGATACATCTGAGCTAGATGCTATCGTAGGTCGTCCAACTGGACAAGGCTATGGCGCAGCACGTAAGGGGCCAAATGTTCTTGGTCCAGAAACTAATGTTGTAGTAGACGAAGATTACTCACAACCTGAACCTTTCAAGACGGAGAAGTAGACTATGCCAAACGTAGGTGGAAAAGAGTTTCCTTATACAAAGAAAGGAATGATGGACGCAAAGAAAGCTAAACAGAATTTAGCTGGAGTCGGTACTGCTATGGGTTATGATAAAGGCGGTGTCGTTGAGAATAAAATGGGATGCACTGTAGTAGGTGGTTACGAATACGATAAAGGATAGGTAACGTGGGACAAACTATGGCTCCTCCACCCGGATCAATAGGTGGAGTAAACAATACACCACCTGTTCTAGGACGTAATCCCACTAACTATGGGAATTACATGCAACAGCAACAGAACCTGCGTTTAGCTGAATTACAGCAAAATACGCCCCAAATAGGCCCAAATCTGTCCCAAATGCAGAACCAATCCACTATAAATCAGCCTGCTATTAATGCTTATATGCCACAACAATTACCTCAAGCACCTGTGCCACAGCAACAACAGTACCCTCAACAACAGATGGCAGGTCTAACATCATTGCCGGGAGCAGGTGAGTTTAAGTTGTGACAGCTAATACCGATGAGTTGGCATTACGTGAGAAGCTATTTGAGAATGTGGTTAATGCGTCATCTGCTGACTTCCTTACATTTGTAAAAGTAATGGCTCCTTTGTTAGTCGCTGACTTTCAGATGGGAAGACATATAGAACTTATATGCCATAAGCTTCAACAAATAGAAAATGGATCTGTTAAACGATTGATGGTCTTTCTTCCTCCTCGTTCTTCAAAGTCTTTGATATGTTCAAAACTATTTCCTGCATGGTATATGGGTAGACACGCAAACCACGAGATACTAAGTGTAAGTCACAGTGATCAGCTTGCCAGTGACTTTGGTCGTTCTGTGAGAGACATAATAAATAATGAAATGTTTAGTATGATCTTTCCAGATGTTAAACTACGAAGTGATGTCAGGTCTGCTGGTAAGTGGCAGACAAATAAAAACGGTGTGTATGTTGCTGCTGGAGTCAGAACACAGATTGCTGGTCGTGGTGCTCACGTTGCTATGCTTGATGATGTGATGTCAGAGGAAGATGCATTCAGTGAAGCAGGAAGAAGATATATAAAAGAATGGTATCCTGCTGGACTACGAACACGATTAATGCCGAATGGTTCTATTGTTATTATTAATACACGCTACCACGAAGATGATATATGTGGTTGGTTGTTGGATGCAGAATCAAAAGCAGATGAAACAGAAACAATAATACATCAATGGGAAGTTATAAAGATCCCTGCGTGGCTTGACGAAGATGCAGCTAATCTTCTCCGTCTTCCCGTAGGAACAAGTTACTTTCCAGAATGGAAACCAGACAACTTATTAAAGGTTGATGAAGTAGAGATTAAAAGACACAACGGTACAAGATACTGGCAGTCTTTGTATATGCAAGATCCTACACCAGACGAAGGCGGTATAATTAAAAAGGGATGGTTCAAGATGTGGCCTCACTCTGAACCGCCTGATTGTGAGTTCATAATACAAACAATGGATACAGCTTTCTCTGCAAAGACTACGGCTGACTATTCTGTTATGCAGACATGGGGTATCTTTGAAAGATTTGAAGTTGACAGTGCAGGAGTTGAAAGACTTGTATCTAATTTAATTTTATTAGGAAGTGTACGTAAAAGATTTGAGTATCCTGAATTAAGATCGACAGCACAAGAAGAATATGATAAACATAAACCTGACGCTATAATGATTGAGAAGAAAGCTTCTGGACAGTCACTGTTACAGGATTTGCGTAGAGCAGGTCTGCCTGTCTTGGAGTATACACCTGATCGTGATAAGGTAAGTAGAGCTACAGCATCTACTCCTTTTTTTGAGAGCGGAAGAATATGGCTACCTGATGGAAAAGATTGGGCTTTGGAATTAATAGATGAGGCTTGCAGTTTTCCAAATTCTCGCTATGATGATCAGGTAGATGCAATGGTAATGGCAATACTTTATATGAGGGACTCGTGGTATGTATCACATGACAACGATCCTAACTATGACGAAGATGATGAAATATACCAACCACCTCGTAAAGGGTATTGGAATTTTTCACCTAAATCTTATATATAAAACATCAAGGATGTAAATCTATGGCAATTGAGCGAAATCCTCTTCTAAGTTTAGTAGGTGGTACAGGTGTACCTGAAGATCAAACAGTCTCTGAAGATATAGAAATAGAGATAGAAGATCCAGATGATCTTGAAGAACTAGGTCTAGATTCTTTACCATTAGAAATGGATGCAGGTGCAGAAGATCACTATGCTAACTTAGCTGAGTATATAGATAAAGAACGATTAGATGAGATTGGTCTTGAAGTCTATGAGTCCTTTGATGCAGATAGAGAATCAAGATCAGAATGGGAGTCAACGTTTGAACGTGGGTTTGATCTTCTTGGTTTAAAGTTACAGGAAACCACAGAACCTTTTGAAGGATCTTGTACTGCTGTATCTCCTCTTATCATTGAGTCTTCTGTTAAGTTTCAATCAAAAGCATCTATAGAATTGTTTCCTTCAGGAGGTCCAGTACGCACACAGATTATTGGGGACCCTAGCGAAGAAAGAGAAGCACAGTCTACCCGTGTACAAGATTTTATGAACTATCAATTTACTGAGCAGATGCCAGAATATTTTGATGAGTTTGAAAAAATGTTGTTTCACCTACCCTTAATAGGTAGTGCTTTTAAAAAGATGTATTATGATCCTTCACTAAGAAGGCCAGTTTCTGAGTTTATACCTATTGATCAGTTTTATGTTTCTTATCACGCATCTGATTTACAGAAAGCAGAAAGATATACGCACGTTATCTATCGTTCTATGACAGAAATGGAACGCGATATTATTAATGGAATGTATTTAGATGCTGATATTGGAGATCCTAGCACTCCTGATCCTACATCATTTACAAGTAAAATAGATTCTATCATGGGTATTAGCCCTGCTGAAGACTGGGATCAACAATATGTTCTACTTGAACAACACTGTTACCTTAACTTACCAGAACCTTTTGCACATCCAGATGATATATCTCTTCCTTATGTTGTTACTGTTGATCAAAAAAGTCAAAAGGTTATAGCGATTAGACGTAACTGGTCAAAAGAAGATATAACACAATCAAAGCAAACTTATTTTACACACTATAAATTTGTTCCCGGTTTTGGTTTTTATGGTCTTGGTTTAATCCATTTACTTGGTAACCTTGCTATGAGTGCGACATCTGCTCTACGTAGTTTAGTTGATGCTGCTCAGTTCTCTAACCTTCCCGGTGGCTTCAAAGCTCGTGGTGTACGTATCGTAGGCGGTAATGATCCTATTGCTCCCGGAGAGTTTCGTGAAGTAGAGGCAACAGGTTTAGACTTACAGAAGTCTATTGTACCTCTTCCTTATAAAGAACCTTCTCAAACTTTATTTAATATGCTTTCTTGGATGACAGGGGCCGGACAGAAGTTTGCAGACAGTACAGAACAGATTGTTAATGAGTCATCTAACTATGGACCTGTTGGCACAACAATGGCTCTTATTGAGTCATCTGCTAAGTTCTTTAGTGCAATTCATAAAAGACTTCACAAAAGTCAACGTGATGAGTTTCGTATTCTTTCTAAAATTAACTTTGAGTTTTTACCTGATGAATATCCTTATGACGTACCTAATGTCACTTCTGCTGTATTTAAGTCTGACTTTGACGGCAGGGTTGACGTTATTCCTGTTTCTGATCCTAATATTCCTTCTGCTGCCCATCGCTTGTCTATGGCACAAATGGTTCTGCAACTCTCCTCCCAAGCCCCACAAGGAATGTACAACATCCAACAAGTACATCTCTCGATCCTAAAGGCTGCTAATATACAGAATCCTGATAGGTTCTTTACACCACAGCAAAAACCTGAAGCACATGATCCAATTACGGATATAGAATTAGTTGTTAAAGGTATGCCTATTCAAGCATTCATGGAACAGGATCATGCTGCACATATTGCTGTAAAGACTGCTTTTATTGAAGATCCTACATTAGGTAAGACAGAAATGATGGCTCCTGCTGTTCCTGTTCTTCAAGCAAACATACAACAGCATATGGTTATGCAGTATCAACAACAGATGCAAGGACTTATAAACACTGCTCAACAAGGACAACAAGGACAGGTTTCTCCTGAAGTAATGAGTCAGCTTTCAATAGATGCTGCTGAGAAAGTACTTCAAGCTAATATCGGAGAAGCAGATGAAAACTCTTTAGAGAATCAAAATCTACTTCTTGAAGCAGCTAGACTTGACCTAGATCAACAAAAACTACAGATGACTGCAACAAAAGATTCAGCAGAGCTTTCTATAAAGAACCGTGAGCTAGATCTAAAAGAAATGGGCGTTAAGCTTGATGCAGCAAATAAAGTTGCAACAAGTGAACAAAATAAAATGGATGCTGAAATCCGTGATGATGCTTCTATACGTACTACTAACGCTAAGTTAACTGTTGAGTCTCTAAAGAACCTTGCTAAAGAACGTGACCTAATGATTGACAAACGTATGAATGAAGATCGTTATGCATCTGGGGGAACAGTGGGTCTTGCAGAAGGAGGATTACCTTTTGAAAAAGATGAACTGTTTCAAGAGTTTTTATCTGCACGAGGAGGCAGAGAAGGTTTTGAGAATAACCCAATAGGAGATGCTCTTGAAAGTTTCTTTGCTAAAATTGGAGGCGGTAGAGAACGAACCGCAGATGAACAAATTGCAGATGCTTATGAAACATATAAGATGGAGTTAGCAGACACTGATAATCCTTACGACACAGATCGTCTACAAGCTTTACTTGCTATGGAAAATAAGTATAAGTCAGAAACACCAACAGTAGAATCAGACTTACAAGTATTTGATGAAGACATAATTGAAGTAGGTGATCAACCTATTCCTCTTGCTTCTGAAAGAAAAGATAAAACTTTATTAAGTAAGATGACAAAAGAACGTATACCTGAAATACAAAAAGGAAAACTAAGACCTGTAGAAGAAAACGTTAACTTAAATCCACCTGAAGTACCTTTTATAGATCGTGTACCTGAAATACAAAAAGGAAGACTTAGACCTGTAGAAAAAGAAACAAATGAAGTATTTAATTTAAATAGAACAGAAGTTCCAAAACTAAATACTGAAGTTATTAGTGAGTTCTCTGATGTTCCTCCTTCTGGACCAATGAAAAACATTTTAGAAGAAGTAGAAAAAAATGAGACAGAAGAAAATTTTACAGATAGACTAAGGGCTGTTGATGAATCAATTAAACTAAATACAACAGAAGTTCCAAAACTAAATACTCAAGTTATTAGTGACTTACCTGAGATGCCTACTACTTCTGAACCAACTAAAATTGGAGAAGATTTTACAGCTACACCAGTTTCTATTGACTCTAAAGTAGAACAAGACATACTACCAAAAAACATAGCTCCTTCTTCATTTGAACCCGGAAGTGTGTTAGGAACTAGTGGTCCTAAAAAAGTAATGGGTAAAATGGAAAGTCCTATTCCCGGAATGAAAAGAGTTTTTCAAAAAGTTGATAAAGCTGTTCCAGAAGTACAAAAGGAATTATTTAAAAAGTCGAGGTTTAATATGAAAGGTTTAGATAAGTTTAATAAAAATGCTAATCCAGAAGATGTGGTAGCTCAATTTGAAAAGTTTAAAGAAGACAGATACTTTGCTACTGATTTTGAAGAAAAGGAAGGTCTTTATACTGTAGGCTTTGGTGACACTCAATCTAAGAAAAAGAAAGTCACAGAAGAAGAAGCAATGGGTGATTTAAAGAAAAGGCTAGATAAAGTAGCAAAAAAAGTAGACGATATTGTAAAAGTACCTTTATCTAAAAATCAAAGAACAGCGATTATATCTCTTATTGATAACGTAGGTATAGGTGCGTTTCAAAGAAGCAATGCGTTAATAGCTTTAAATAAAGGAGATTATGATGAGTTTCATAACCAAGCTTTTTCTTTTGAAAATGGATTTGTAAACCAAAACGGAAAACCACTCAAAGGTCTTGTAAGACGTAGAGCATCTGAAGGAAACTTATTTAAGTTAAAATAATATGTTATATTCTTTTATTATTGTTTGTATTCTAAACAGTCCAATAGACTGTCCAGTAAAATTTGAGGACGAGCTTGGACCTTATAACACGACAGCAGAATGCTATCTTAGAGGTGCAGAAATGATTGCACTTATTTCTCGTAAGTTTCCTATATCAGCAGCAACTGCAAGTTGTGTATTAAAGCAAAAACAAGATAAGGTAGAAGAGAAGGCTACTTAATATATAGGAGAGTGATATGGAGATAGACGCTAAATTAATAATTACTGTTGGCGGTATGTTAATATCAATAGTATCGGCAGCAACAATAGTAAAACAAAAACTGGGTTCTGTTATAGATCAGTTAAATGATATTAAATCTGATTATGAATCTAGGCTTAGAGATTTAGATAAACGAACAGATAGACAAGAAAATGCTATTGATTTAAATGCTCAGAAAACAAATGTACTTTCTAATATACTTTCTCCAGAACGTTTAGAAAAAAATAATAGAGAACTTGAGCGTATACTTGTAATGGCTGTCTCTAATGGAGATAGACTATCAAAAATAGAACGTATGCATAATGGAAAACATCCACCAGTAGAGAGTTAATATGTCTGTAGCTACTAAAAGAGATCCTAAGAAATGGGCTGCTGCTAAAGCAAGAGCAAGAAATAAAATGGGTGGTCATTCAGCAAGAGCAATGCAGTTGGCTACTAAGTATTATAAAGATTCAGGTGGAACATACTCAGGTAAAAAGAAACCAAGTAATAAGTTAAGTAAATGGAGTAAACAGAAATGGAAGACCAAATCAGGAAAACCATCGAAGAAGACAGGAGAAAGATATCTTCCAGAGAAGGCAATAAAAAAATTAACAAACAGCGAGTATGCAGCGACCACGAAAGCAAAAAGGCAAGCGAGTGCTGCCGGAAAGAAATACTCTAAGCAACCAAAAAAGATAGCAAAGAAAACAAAAAGATTTAGGACGGCATAGTATGTTTATAGATATTATTATCTACTTATTAGTAATACCTTTTTAAATGTCAATAGACTATAGTATTATAAAACCAGTTAAAAAAGACTACAAAGATTGGAATACGTGGTGGCAAGATCACTGTAATTATTTAGTACAAAGATACAGGAATACTTATGGCACGGAAAAAAAGTAACATGAAGGGTATGAGCATTAAGAGTGGGGATAAACGTCCCACAAAATCTGGTGCAGGGTTGACAGAGAAGGGTGTAAAGAAGTATCGTAGACAAAACCCCGGAAGTAAATTAAAAACTGCTGTCACGGGTAAGGTAAAACCGGGAAGCAAGTCTGCTAAAAGACGTAAGTCATATTGCGCTAGATCAGCAGGACAGATGAAGAAGTTTCCTAAAGCAGCTAAGAACCCTAATAGCAGATTAAGACAAGCTAGAAAAAGATGGAGATGTTAAAGTAGTATGTTATCAGATTTAGATGAAATAAAAAATATAATACAAAAACAAATAAATCAATTAACAAGTCAAGTAGGCACAGGTATGTGCGAAGACTTTGAACAGTACAAAAACTTAACAGGTATTATAGAGGGGTTGACAAGATCTATACATGTGGTAGATGATTACATAGTAAATATTGTTGACAACTTAGAGGAAGATTAAAGTGGTATTTGAACCAAGCGCAGGAAAATCAATTATGAACGATGATTGGATAACTGAGAACGGAGTACCTGATCCTGAAGTACTTCCAGAAATCCCCGGATATCACGTTCTTGTTCGTCCGTTATCAATAAGAAGAAAAACTAAAGGTGGCATACTTATGCCTGATAAGTTTAGAGATGATATTCAATACCTAACAACAGTAGGTAAAGTAATTAAAGTAGGGTCACTTGCTTATAAAGATCCTAATAAGTTTCCAGAAGGAAACTGGTGCGAAGAAGGGAACTATGTGTGCTATGGTAAGCATACAGGACAAAAG